GCTTCTACTTCGACGGGATCAAGTCCCTCGACATCGAGGACCGCATCGTCTACGCGGGGTCGACGTGGGAGATCCGATCGGTCACGACGCCCGGAGAGAAGCCGACGACGAGTGCTCTATGCCACACGATCGTCGAGGCCGAGGAGGTGCTCGGATGACGAAGAAGGCGAAGGCCGAAGTCCGGACGAACTTCAACGCGCGCGACATCCGGAAGGCGATGGACGAGGCGAACCGCGAGATCGTGGGTCGGATCGGGATCGTGATCCTCGGGAGTGCGAAGTCGCCGGGCATCAAGAACCTCCTGAACCGCAAGGACAACCGGACCGGGCTCACCCCGTCGAGTCCCGGCGAGCCGCCCGCGAAGGTGACAGGAACGCTCGCTCGATCTTGGAGGACGTCTGCGAAGAAGGGACAGCGACGCGGATCGAAGATCACGCTCCAAGTCGGTAGTGACGTCGCGTACGCCAGACGCCTCGAGAGGGAGATGGATCGACCCTACGTCCGGCCCACGCTGAAGAACCGACAGGTCCTCGCCCGTATCGGGAAGGAGATCGCGTCGGTCGCCAAGCGGACGCAGAAGAAGCTCGTCGACTCCGCCAGCATGAGGAGGATCGGATGAGCGTCGACCTGATGAAGGCCGTCTATGCGAGGCTGACCGCCGACACCGGCGGCGGGACGAACCCGCTCCGGACTTCGGTCTCGGATCGGATCTATGCCCTCGAGGCTCCGGCCCGATCCGCGTTCCCTCTCGTCCTCTACACGATGGACCCGCCGGACGTCGATCACTTCTTCGGCGGCAAGTCGCGACAGACCGCGACGTTCACGGTGACGATCTTCGGGAAGGTCGACACCGGTCCCGACGTGATGGTCGATATCGAGAAGCAGGTCGCAGACCTCCTCGATCAGCAGTCTCTCGCGGTCGACAACCACGACCGAGGGTTCGTTCGTGTTCTTTCTCGTGGCACTCCGGAGACCGATGGCGAAGTCTTCCGGGTCGACGCCTCGTTCGAGATCGTCGCCACTTCCACCAGCTAGGAGTCCCCGCCATGCCCATTGTCGCAATCGGATCCGAGGGGAACGTCACAATGCCGACGAATAGTTCCGCCCTCATCAACACCTGGAGCGCGAGCATCTCGCGAGCGACTTCCGTCATCACCGGGTTCGGCGATACTGGCGCGCGAAGGCTCGCGTCGAAGGTCGTCGACATCACTGGATCTGCATCTGGTACTCCGCAGTACGATGTCTCGGCCGGTAGTGCGGTCGACGGAATCATCGGGAACCAAGCCGCCGGGTCGATCACGCTCACCTGGGTCGCTTCTCCGGCTTGCACGCTCGAGTTCGATTGCATCATGAGCAGCGTCGCCCTATCGACTAGCATGGGCGGCGAAGCCGCCGTGACCTTCAACTTCGAGTGCGCCGACGAAAACGCGCCGGTATTCACTTGGGAGGAGACAGACTAATGGGAACGGAATACTCGCACGGATCGGACGGACATTGCAAGCTCCCCACCGGATTCAACGCCCGACTCAACACATGGTCGGCAAACCTCACCCGATCGACGACGGTCACGACCGGCTTCGGCGCAAGCGTCCAAGATCGCCGCGCGTCGAAGGTCATCGACTGCACCGGGAGCGCCGGTGGATTCCCGCTCTATGGTGACGGCTCAGGCTCGACGAGCGAGAATAGCATCTCGCCGATCAACCACTCCGGGACTACCTTCGACGACCGGGCAGGCGGTACGATCATCCTCTTCTTCCTGGATGTCGACAATGATGCAGCGGACGCCGACGCGAACGTCGACTTGTCGATCACGTTCGACGCCGTGTTCAATTCGTTCGACTTCGGGGTGACTCAGGACGGCGAGAGCACCGTGACCTTCAACTTCGAGATGAACGACCCCGACGGCATCTCGACTACATGGGATGAGACCGCCTGATGGAGAACGGAAGATTCCACGATCTCGTGAACTCGGGGATCCTCCGTCCTTCGTCGAAGGACTGGAGGGTCTCCATCTTCTTCGTCGACGGGACCTCAAGGACCGTGAGGATCTCGCCGTCAAAGATGTCCGAGGAGGTCGCGATCGACCGGGCTCTGAGCCACTGCAAGATATTCGACCGATCCATCGTGGATCGGATCGAAGCCAGCCGGGTCGAGAAGTCGACGCAGGTCGTCTCGACCGGGATCATTCAGAAAGGAAAGAAAGAAGAATGAAGCCCTACACCCGCACCATCGACGGCGAGGCGATCCAGGTCGCCCGCCTCACCCCGTCCCAGATCATCGCCCTCCTGGAGGAGGCTCACGAGGCCCGGAGAGCCGCCCTCGTCGAGGACCTCGAGGCGGCAGGCGTCGACGCCTCCGATCGCCTCGAGGAGCTCCAGCGGCTTCGAGAGGGCTCTCAGAGCGTCATGGCTCTGATGCGGCTCCCGTTCGAGGTGCGGTGGGCGATCCGCATGATCGAGGTCGCCGTCGGCGAGCGGCCAGCGTGGATCGAGAAGGTCGAGCCCGAGGAGCTCACGCGGTGCGGTCTGTGGCTCCTCGGACAGGATCTCGACGCCCTGAAGGGTGACGGAGAAGAGAGGGCCGAGGGAAAGGCGTAGACCGCCCTCGAGAGTGGTACGCCGAGTCGGCGATCATCGCGAAGTATCTCCCAGGAGTAGGAAACCCGATGCACCTTCCGATCGACCAGTTCGACGCCTACCTCGGCGAGGTCGTCCGTATGCTCGAGCGGGAGGCGAAGGCGATGGGCGGCGCGGGTGGCGGTGGTCCGGTCGATCACCGCTCCCACGTCGAGCGAGAGATGAGGCGACTCCATGGCTGACTTCCAGTTCGAGGTCGAAATCTCGGCGAAGATCGCGGAGCTCGAGCAGGCTCTGAACAAGGCGACGAAGTCGACGCAGGAGGCGGCGACGAAGATCGCCGACGCCGTCGAGAACAAGGCCGACCCGGCATTCGAGAACATGCTGAAGACGATCGGCAAGGTCTCCGCCGGTCTCTTCCTCGCCGAGGGTGCGTTCAAGCTCGGCGCGGCTGGTGCTCGCGCCTTCGCCGGTGACGGCGAGGGCGTCGTCCAGATGCTGAACTCGCTCCCGATCATCGGCCCACTCGTGACGTCGTTCAACGAGTTCGCCGATGCGATGCACTACGCGAGCGAGGGTGCGACCGATCTCCGCGACAGTCTGTACGAAGTCGAACTGGCGGCGAAGCGTGCGAGCCAAGCCTCAACCGCACTCGGTTCGATGGTGCAAGCCCAAGCCGAACAGATGCGACTCATGGGCGCGGACGATGTTCGAATCCAGAAGACACTCCTGGAAGATCGGCTGAGGCTGCTCGAGCTGAATCACGAATCTAGGCTGATGCAGATCGAAGAAGAGCGGACCGCCGAAGAGGAAGCGATTCGCGCTCGTGGCTTGTCCGTCGAAGCCGAGGAGAAGGCTCAGTCGGAATCCGCACGGCGGCGACGCGATGCGATCAAGGCCGCCGAAGCTGAGCTCGAGATTCGGCGGCAGATTCTCCACCAGCAGCTCGAGTCGGCAGAATTCCAGAAGGAGCAGGTGGATCTCCAGAAGGAGGAGAATGCCGCCGCCGAGCGTCGGGCGAAGATTGCCGAGCGGGTGAAGGAGGCCCAGCAGGCGATCGTCGACAAGATGAAGGAGGCGTCGAAGGCCGCCGCCGACTTCATGAAGAAAGCACTCGAACGAGCGAAGGAGCTCGAAGAGCAGAACAAGCGAGCCGCGAAGGTCGTCGAGGACGTGAACGAATCGCTCGACCGGAGGCTTCGGAAGACCTCGGTCAAGGGTGATCCGGAAGCGGAGAAGCGTCTCGAGCGACAGCTTGAGCTCGAGGATCTCCGGAAGAAGTTCGAGGAGGAGATCCAGAAGGCTCGAGAGAAGGGGAACCAGCAGCTCCAGCGACAGCTCGAGCAGGAGAAGAAGATCGCCGAGGAGAAGCTGAAGCAGATCCACGGAATGGAGGACCAGAAGTCGGCCCAGGATGCAGCCGACGAGGCCGCGAAGAAGGCGGCGGAAGAAGAGAAGAAGAGAGCCGAGGAGGCCGCGAAGATCGCGAAGCAGCAGAAGGAGATCGAGGAAGAAGTCGCGACCGCAAGACAGGACGCCCAGAAGAAGGTCGCCGCCGCGACGGTCTCATTCTCGACGGCGGGCGGGACGTTCGTCACCGGGGCGTCCGCTCAAGTGAACGAGTCGAAGATCCTGAACAAGATCCAGAAGAAGTCGCAGGCCCTCCTCGAGAGGATCGCAGCGAACACCGGAAGGGGTGCGGTCGGTTTTGGCTGATCTAATCGAATCCATCGAATCGCGTTCGATCACGTCCTCCGGAGGGCAGGCGTCCGGGACGAGGATCTTCCACCTCTCCGGCGAGTCCAACGTGAGTGTCGTCATCGGATACATTCTCAACGGGACCGTCGTCAACACGGTGACGATGCCGAAGCCGAACGACAAGTTCCCGGGCCTCTCGGGTCTTCGTGTCATCGACTACAACGTCGGACTCGTCTCCGACCACACCGACCTATGGCGGATCGAGTTCACATACCAGCAGAACGGCACCACCCCCACAGTCGACGGCGGGCAGATCGGCGACTTGAACGGGAGACTCTCGGGCGAGAAGGGTCACGTCGAGATCGCATCGGAGATCCGATCGGAGTTCGTCCCGGCGTTCCGTGGTGGCATCACGTTCTACCCGGCGTTCGGGAACGTGACGACGGTCAACTCCGAGGTGGGCGGATACCCGATCGACGCCGCCGGATCTCCGACGTCTATCCAACGCGACATCGGGGAGGTCACAGTCTCGGAGGTCATGTCGTTCGAGGAGTCGCAGCAACTCCAGAACACGATCCGAGACTTCCGGTTCCGTCGGAATGCGAATGACCGATTCCTGAACGTGTACCAGAAGGGGACCGTCCTCTACAGGGGAGCCTCGATCCGTCGGGTCTCCGAGTCGTACGTCCAAGTCGTCCACAGTTTCGCGGTCGATCGGGCGTACCATCTCCAGCAGAAGGTCTCGCTCGACCAGGATGGCGAGCCGTACTTGAACGCGAACTATCAGGCGGCCTTCGTATACTGGGTGCAGCCCTTCCAGTTCACCGCCAACTTCACGCAACTATCGCCCGACAAGAACTTCTGAGGATGAACCGATGGCCGACGAGCTCAATATAAACGCCTCGTATAGCATAAGCACGACGAACCTCAGCGAAGCGAACGCGCCGGGCTCGATCAGCATCGACGTTGCTTCGGTCGCCGGGTCCGGCGGGATCCAGAACGTCGGGACCGCAGTCGAGCAGATCACGAAGGGCGACACGACCGACGGTGGCTTCTACTTCTTCCGGAACATCGACGCGACGAACTACGTCGAGATCGGGACGACGAGCGACGACTCGGCGTCCGGCACGTTCCAGCCGTTCCTGAAGCTCCTCGCGGGCGAGTATTCCATCGGGCGATTGAAGGAGGCGAACGTCTTCGCGAAGGCGAACACGGCCGCGATCAACCTCCAGTATCGGATGGTGTCCCCGTGAGTCGATACGGCGGGACAGGCCAGCCCCGATACCGTGGCGATCGTGCGATGGAGAACGGATCGCCGCAGAACCAGCGGTCGCAGTCGCTCATGAACGACGGCCCGCCGATCTCGGGGATGTCTCGGATCCGAGAGCAGTACCCGAGCCAACGTCGACGGTACTCCTCCGGATACCTCACGACCGCAACGCTCGAGGTCCTTCGGTGCAACTCCGAAATGTACGTTGCGGTCGACTCGATCATCGTCGCGAACACGACGACCACGAAGTACTCGTTCTCGCTCCAGCACGTCCCGAAGGGGAAGGCCGCCTCCGCCGAGTTCTCGATCTTCTCCTCGATCGACGTTCGCCCAGGGTCGAGCGTGGTCGTGAGTGATGTCCCGATCTACCTCAATCCGGGCGACTCGTTGCACGCCTCCGCGACTGCCGCGAGTGCTCTCGTATTAACGATCTACGCGAGGACCTACTGAGATGGCGAAGCTCCCGCAGTTCAGGAAGGGAAGCGTCGGCGGCCTCGAGTTCTCTCAGCTCAATGCCGCGATGAACCAGCTCTCTCGTGGCAGCGAGGCGATCGAGTCGTCGAGCATCAAGAGAGAATCAGATCCACAGTCGAAGCCGCTCAAGCTCATGCTCGTGTTCGCGCAGCGGGAATCGAATCCACCGGCAGACGGGCCAGCGAAGTACACCTGGGACGAGGTCATCCTCCGTGGCGACTACGACGGCAGGCCCGCGAGCCTCCCCGTCGACCAGCTCGTGAACCCGCTCGAGGATTCGGACTACTTCGACCTCCGCGCCCAGACTCAAGTCCGCTTCGGGGATTCGAGCGGCGACAACTACGCCGTCTCGATCGACTCGACGTTCGAGTCCGGGTTCGTGCTCTGCGTGGTCGGTCGTCGGAGCGACGGGAAGAAGTCGTACATGCTCATACCCGGATCGGCCGGGGCTGCGGGCGGCTCGTTGTTCTACGTCCAGGAGCCGGACATCAGGGGAGATCCGGGACCGATCGTGCCTCCGACGGAGGACGGACCCGTCGGGGAGCCGGGCGTCTACTTCTGGCCTCTCGGCGGGATCAAAAGCGTGTTCCATCGCGGATACCCGTTCCGGATCGGATTCACCGAGGGCGGCTTCCCGGTCCTCGAGACCGACCCGACCCTCGTCTGCGTCGACTTCTCGATCAACAACGAGAATCTCCCGCTGCCCAACGAGACCGACGTCGACGCGACGATCGGCGCGATGGTTCCGCTCATCAAGGAGGGGACGATCCTCAGCGTCGACTTCATCAGCGCGCCCGAAGGCGCGGAGATCGACGGGCTGCCGTCGACCGAGGGACGCTTCGCGGTCGCTCGTCCGTACATGCCGCACCTCACAGTCTTCTGCGAAGGTCTTAAGCCATGATCCAGGCCGCTTGCTGCTGCGGGTTTTGCAAGTCGTCGTGTGCTCACCGCTTTTTCCACAGGTGGACATGCGAGATCACGACGGTCGTCACCACGAATTTTTTTCGTTCGCGGATCGGAGGGGACATCGGCGAGGTTATCGTGCTACCGCTTCCGGATAAGCCCGGCGTCGAGATTACAACGGGGAGATCGGTGACGACTGAAGTTCGGAACCTTTCCCAGTCCGGGACCGTGTACTACACGCAGGGCAGCAAGCTCAGAATTAATAACATCGAAGGAGCGAACGCCGGAGCGTCGAGACCACCGGAAGGGTGCGAAATATCTTTCGCGGGCATTCCTGACCTTGAGACGAGCGGAAGTAGCGTAGTGACGAATGACTACGAAAGGACGACGACGCTCACCGACCAGATCGGCAGGGTGACGGTGTGCGACGAGCAACTGGACGAAGTATTCGAAGAAACCAAAGACTCTCGGCAATCATTCGAATTCCCCGAAACGGGCGAGGGTCTCGAGTGTATGAACAACACCGCCCCGTTCATGATTCCGATCATCGAGGGGTACAGTCTGACGGGATCCGATCTTGCCTATCGAGCCGCCGGAAGCGATCCGGAATGCCACCCGCCCAACCCTGGAGTTTTTTCGTCGTACCCCAAGTGCGCCGATGCGATCGGAGTTCATGATTTTTCGGGACAGGCTCAGTTCACCGTTTCCCCATACGAAGGCATGGAACGGGATCGGTTCTACTTCCGGCGATGGAAGGCGATGCCTCTTCATCCCCTCTACGATAACAATCAGTTTTTCTGGTGGGACGATACCGCTGAGACCTATACCAGGCTCGAGCGAAAGAACGACAAAACCGCGCAGAGGTCCGGAACCAGGATTCGCTCCGCAGATTGTCTGGGCGGTTCGGTCGATGAGACATATTCCGACCAGTTTCCGGATGGAATTAGTAACGAGATTTTCAGGGCTTCTCGTTATGATGGCGTTTTTCCTGACGGGAACTGCGGAGTAAGGGATCACCTGCTAGGTATATGGAGCGAAGAGAACGGACCACCACCATCGGATCCGTTTGGCGTCAACTGCGTTAACAGCGGACCGGATCCGGGGACGTGGGAGGGCGGGTGGGGTAGAGGACCGTTGATTCCAGGTCGGAACGTGGGAGATGATTTCGTTCCGTATGGAGACTGGGTAGGACCATATGAAGCACTCATGCTGATCGGTTGCCCTTGTACCTTCCCGACTCCTGTCCCGTGCGACGGTATCGTCGACCCAGAAACACAATGCCCGTCCGATCCGGAAGACCCGACGGCGTATCCGAGGGTGACAGCCTGGGAAGCGTGGAACGCGCTAGGCGGGACCGCTACCGGTCCTAGCACTATCGAAGAGGAATACCCGTACTACACGGAAGCGAACTACCCGTGGCAAGACCCGCCGAGAACTGATATATGGTCCGGCACGATCAACGTGAGCATATCTTTTAATTGGTCGCTCGACGTCTCGAACGTCATCAGCAGCTACGACGGCGTGGAGATCGAAGCCCCATGCAAGTAGACGAAGAGAATGCGGAGCCCCTCTGTATCTATCTCCATCGTGATCAATGCGTCCGGGGGCAGTATGACGGGAAGCCGACCGGAGACAACTGCGCCGAGTGCATGATGTACGTCGGTCGACCTCGAGGTCTCGGCGATCGGGTCGCGAATGTACTGAAGGCCGTCGGCGTCGATTCGGCCGTCGAAGGAATCGCGAAGCGGTCGGGAATCAAAGACTGCGGATGCGGGAAGCGAAGGAAGTACCTCAACGAAAAGTTTCCTAACCAGGACGGCAAGCCATGACAGTATCATTCGATGGATCTAACAGCATCTTCCAGCGACTCGGGAAGCTCTTCGACTTCGCGAAGGGTCTCAGAGTCGACCGAACCGCCGTCCGAACGAAGTACGAAGAGGTCACGGCAGAATTCACGAACGCCTCCGGGAACTCCACGATCGAGTTCGTCCCGGCTCTGCTCGGTTCCGTCCGAGCGGTCGAGAACACGCACGC